CGTGAGATCACGCTCGTCACCAGAAGAAGGAGTCGTTCCTTCCGACAAAGCGGAGATCGCAGTGATGCTGGGATCGCCGAAGCGGAAGAACCGAATCGTTTTGTTTCCACCCGTTTTGGTCGGGTAGGGGGCTTTCATTGCGAATTGCTCCATTTGGAGCAATGGGATTGCACGTTCCAATAACGCCTTCGAGAAGTACGTCTGGAACTGTGCGCTGACTGAACCAGTAGTTACCATATAATTAAGTATCCTTGTTTGTTATGACTACTCAACCTCTGTCAACTTCGCTTGCCATTTTCATCAATTCACGTTCTTGCTCATCAAGAGTCAGTTCGTGAAAAGCTTTAGTCTTGGCAGGACCTTTGGGTTGTCCAGACGCTGGAGTAGTCGCTTTTCTGAGTTGAGAAAGTTCTTTCTCATACTCTGCAACCTTTTTCGACAAATCGGAGGCGGACTCCGCCTGGAGCTTCACCTTGGCAATTCCAACCGCATCCTTGATCCCAGCTGGGTAGTTACGCAGGATAGCGTGGTTTTGCAACATTTCCGATACGGCTTTATACAATGTGCTGTTTGAATCTTTGAGTTCTGGATTTGCTTCTACTTCATCAAGCAAATTTTTATCCCAGGCAGACTTTAGTTCCGCTTGAGTCTTTTGCTCGACCTCTTTCCTTTCCTCAACTTCAATGTCACCAGCTTTTTGTTCGGCAAGTTTTGCAAGATCGTCACGGCCTTCATCACGGTAGCTCTTTGCTGCTTCCCTGTAATCTTCCGCGCTAAACTTGCGACTTCCCGACTTTGTCTCGCCTTGAGGAGTTTCTGAAGTCTTCCTTGCCCTTTCAGCCTCGATCTGCTCACGCTCTGCTTTGATTCTGGCTTTCTCTGCTCGGACATCTTCCCACTCCTTCTCAAGTCGCGACTTAGCCTTCTCGTAACGGGTGGGCTTCTTTTCGGAAGCCGACTCCGACTTGTCTTCTGAAGGTTGCGTTGTTAAAGAACTTTTGGCTTCTTCGGATTTCTCCTTGGTCGCTGAAACCTCATCCGAGGCTTCTAGTTTTGTTTGTTCGGCTTTATCAGCAGGCGCGGGTGTCTGCTCGTTATCTCCGCTGGCCTTTTCTGTAGCTTCTGTTTCTACTTTGGCTTTTTCGTCTTCCTTGGGAGTAGGATTAAAATCCCGTCCTTCGTCAGCCGCTTGCGCCATCGCCAATACATCCGCTTCAGTTAGGTTGTTTGAATCCGCCATTTTGACCCTTTCTTACACTTTTCGGTAGGGAGTCATTCTACCTAAAGGTTAGTCGGCTACTGGTTCATCCGATCCATCCCCATAGCCTGGAATGGCGGAGTTAAGTTTTTGGGATGCGAGCGATTCTAAGGTCGCTACACAACCACGGAAACCTTTAGCATAACCACAAGCGTCTGCAAGTGCCTCCGATTTCTTCATCACAGCAGAGCCATTCTGACGCAGAGTTAGGTTAAGCAAAATAAGACTAAGGCGTTTGCCAGTTGGGGTTGACAAGAATCCAGTCCACGCCTTCTCGTCCTCATCCTCCCATTGCGGTTCGTTGACCCATTCTTGATTTCTGATAAACGCCAATGCTGCTTTTAGTTTTCTCATTAGAAATTTATTACGGCTTGGTGTTCAACTGTTTGTGTTGCCGTAAATCCAAGTTCTTCAACAGCCTTCCTTACGCCTGGGCAATTGGGCCAATCCCAATCATCAAGAAATATAGCCCCACCTTTAGCCATTCTATCCTTCAATACTTTCAATGAATTTAATGTGGAGAGGTAGAAATCAACATCAAGATGAACCATCCAGAAACCAGTTTCATCTTGAATGCTATCTGGAAATATGCCTTTACGAACAACTACATTTTTTCTGTTATTAAGGATTCTGACAACGTCCAATTCTGGCTTGAACTCTCCAACATAATGATGCTCATCCTTAACCCAACAAGATTCTGGCATCCCTTCGAATGTGTCGTATGCGTAAATTTTTGTGTCTAAAAAATTGTCTGACAGTATTCCAGTAAAGCCTCCGTTAAACACGCCAACTTCACCAATCAATCCAGTTGGATTCTTGAGTGCGTGACGTAACATCGTTACAATTTTCTGATCGTTTAATAATGTCATAGTTTTATTGCCCAAGAGTCATCTTGGAATAGCGTGTAGTCCTTGTCTCCAATCTCATCCTTCAAGGCTTTCTTTATAGATTGCCAACTCCAATCATGTCCAGCCATAATTCCGCCAGCCTTTAGTTTCGGCTTCCAGCCCTTTATATCGTTAAGCACGCTTTCGTATCTATGATCTCCGTCAAGATAAACTAAATCTAGCTCGCCATCCTTGATGAATTGGAGCGCATCTAGGCTTTTGCTTCTGCTGTACAGCACATTCCCAAGCTGACTTATGCGCTCTTTGAATGCTTCAAATACAAATTTCATCGGACAAGTCTGACTTGCGTGATCGTTAATATCGTATCCGTTTAACCAAGGATCTACGGCAAATACTTCCTTGAAGTGCTGGGAAAGAATTACCGTACCCATCCCACTGTAAGCCCCAACCTCAACCGCCTTGCCAGTTGCTCCCTGCTTATTAGCCCACTCGCAGAGATGTTTTAAGCCATCAATCTGAATGGCATTGCGTGCTACTGGTACTTTCAACCCGCCATCGGTGCTGGTGCTTGGCCTTGCATTGCTTCTGGAGGCAATTGTTGCCCCTGCTGTTGCATCTGAGCCTTACCTGCATCACGAAGCTGTTTCTGAATAGCGCGGGATGTATTGGGGTCAACCTGTTCTAAGGCTGCCAAGTGCTGTTGTAAGTGCGCCATCAGAACTTGCATTGCGCTCTGATCGACCTGCTGTTGTCGCTGTTGAGCCGCTTGGTTAAACGCGAAGAGAACGGATATATGCGCTTTGTGATCATCGCTAGGCTTGATGGCGACTGGGAATCCAGTTGCAAGCATAGTCGCGATTTCAGTCGCTTGATCTTCAGCTTGATCGCCAGAGGCTGCGTTTGGATCTTGGAAGAGTCTACGGACCAGCGAGGGATCATCTTGTTCAAGCACTGACTTTACCAGTTCGCCTTGGTTGATGAAAGGATTATTTTGGAACATCTGCATTCGCGCCACTGACTTCTGCAACGCAAACTGACGGTTGATGAAATCCAATCCACCCTTCGGCTCAATTGAATACTCATCGTGGATGCCTTCGGGCGGCATCGAACCAGTTTCTTCCGCATAGCGATACATCAAGTCTTTCTTGTTGTACTGCGTGTAAAGCGACCAGCACTGTTTGAAAAGATGGGCTAGACCCATTCGGAACATACGATTGCGTAAATCACCAGACGCTGCTGCCTGCGACTGCAACGCTTGGATCTCAGTGGCAGTCTTGCGATCCGACACCTGGAACTGCGAGCCAGCACCAAAGTCTGGATTGCCCATTCGCTGTTCGGAAAGCAGACGCTCTTCGAGCATCAGTTTCTGGAAGTCAAATGGAGGCTGGCTAAACTGAACAGGTTTCAAGCCTTGTGGCAGGATCTGCCCAGGCTGCATCTTCAAGTTCGATGTGTTTAGCGAGATCGGATTCTGTGCTTCGAAAACTGGGCGGTTGGCAAGCTCCACATAGTCAGAGAGACTATTTTTTAATTTATTGAGGAGGTTCTCATTCGGGAGGAGGATCTCGGCCACACCTCGTGGACTGTACCAACCGCCACCAGTAACTTCATAAGGGAAATCTACGAAAGGTGGTTCACCGTGACGATAGGGTAATGTGAAAGGTTTGCGTACATCTTCGGTTAAAACAAGCGGGCTATAAGTTTCGACCTTCCATCCATCCTCGGATGGGGTGTACATCTCCCAAAGGACAATACGGTCGTTCTCAGCTTCTTGAGTAATTCCCTCACGCCTGTAAATCTCGTCTTGAATCTCACTTCGTAAGCCCACTGATTTTGAGGCCTTACCCGAAATTGTTTTGATAAAGTTCTCATCCTGCTTGTACAAGGGATTTGCCTTATAGGAATCGACACTCGTTGAGATGATGTGAACGATGAAATCTGCATCTTTGAACTCCTTGGTATAGGAAGGAACAATAATATGGAAGGGATCAATTGCCTCAAAGTCAATGCGCTTCTTGTCCTCGTTCCAGATTACCTTTGACACGCCACGCCCGTAGAGAAGTAAATTGTCAATTACGGAAACAATCTCTTTCTGGAAGTTGGTGCGCTCGCGCATCTGGTAATCAAACCAACGCTCGGCTGAGACGGTCAGCGGAGCTAACTGCTGGCGCATCGGTACAAAGCTGGAAAGGATGTCGTTGCCAATCGCGCTGTTGACGAATGAAGGCTTTAGCTTCTCAATCGCTGTGTCGATTAGCTGAACGTGCAGGTCGGCGGCTGTAGGCCAAGGTTTGATCTTACGGCGTACACCAAAGTAGCGAGCTTGATAGAACAACCGCTGGCGGTTCTCCCAGGTTTCACGCTGGTTAAGAGCCTCGATGATTCTCGTGTAGTAATCTGTTCTTGCGGTATCTTTAGCGTTCATTTGTTGCGCTCCACTTTAAGCTCGTAAGAAAGATCATTGACTGCGTTCAAAGCTTTCCTCGCCCACTCGCGTGTGCCAGATGTGCCTCTGCGAATCTCGTTATAGTTTTGGTCTTTCATTAACTCTTCAACTATTCCCGTTGTGTGGGTTACTGGTGTCGTTGTTGCGCAACCACCAAGACTCACTACGCAGATCACGCTCAATAGCTTCGCGATTATGCTTCCATTCACCTTCGATGTTTTGAGTCCGCTTCTGCTTCCAACCTGG